CATCCAGCCATATGCTGTAACTCATTAGCGAACTATTAGGAGTGTCCGCGACATATCGCAGGTACTGGCGGCCCAGTGCTAGTTTTTGCTCGATAGTTGCCGACCATATCCAGTCGGGCATTCCATCACCGGCGATGGGGGACCATTCCATACCAAAAACATTAGGAAAGAAACCGCGGCTCGTTTCAGAATTGCGCGCTAAATCGGTCGCATATGTTCGCCCACTACTGGCTGGCTTATGCGGCGGGTTGCCGCCATCAATTCGCCACGTTTCCCCTAATCGACCGTCGAATATATCGCCTTTTGTTACGTGGCGATAGTCGCTGGTTGATACCAATACCAGATTAATGCCGGCGTAATTATCGCCAGTAATAGCTCGGGGTTCGTTTAAATTGTTTTCGTTTCTTATATATTCCATTTGTAGCACCTATTTTAGTCGTTAGTTAATGCCGGTCTTATGCCGACGTATAAGAGTATATGCGAGTTATTTATACAGTGCAATAAAAAGCCCGCCGTTTGACGGGCGGGCTGGGCTGGTACTGGTAAGGTTATCGGCGGCGAATATCTAACACAAATTTTTCCGCTAGATCCATTTTGGCTATATGTTCGCTAATCGATTGATCGAAATCAAAGCGCCCTACAGATTCGCCAATGGCGTAATCATAATCAAAATCTTCGACGCTATCTTGAATCGCCGCGTCAAAATCGAAATCGTCGGCGGCATCCTGCAAAACTTGGTGCGCGTCATAGCCTGAATTCTCGACGATCTCGTCAAAGTCAAAGTCGGCGGCGGCGGCCTTTAGTGCAATAGCAGCCTCCTGCTGGATGGCTTCGCGTAGCATGGCGGTTATTGATGTAGCAAGGTTGTCTAAGTTAGTCATTTTTTTTAGTCCTATTAAGTTAATTGTTAGCCGGTCTTATGCCGACGTATAAGAGTATATGCGATAACATTTAAGAAAGTAAACAACTAATTAGGCAACCGCCATAGCCGGGATCAAATCCGGATACACTACGAAATCATTGTCATTCGTTTTGGCCTTACCCTTTGCGCGAAGCCCGACAATACAACCGGACTCGAGATTGATGAGATCGGAAACATCGCCATCAATTACCCGCTCCCCGTTCCAGTAGTCAGGCAACCCATTGCCACTACCGGAGTTCCAATCACCGGCAAATACTACCGCCATGGGTGCGCCCGCCGGTCTGGCGGCAACCGTTTTAGCATACTGGCGGCGGCCAGAATACGACAATATCAGCCGGTAGTTATCGGGCAAGTTAGCAAAGCGTTTAACCCGCTTGGTGTAATCGTAAAAATTCAAGTTAGGGAATGCTTGCGGTATCCCGTAATTTTCCCAGTCAATATCAGAAATAGTGTTTAGCCTAACCCAGCCCGCGACATTCTGGCGGGCGCAAAGCTTTTCGAAATTATGTAACTCGGCGGCCAATTGCGTTAAAAAACCGGCCTGATCATTTAACCAGAACCACGTTTTATTCTGGCGGGACTTTGCGACACTCTCGAAAACACCGCGCCCGGCACTTTTTAGGCAATCGGTAAAACAACCGGCGGCCTTACTACCCGCGCATATTAATGGGTGCGGCATTAAAGACATACTGGCAACCCTAATCGCTTCCGCCATTTTTTGAGTTTTGGCGATTTTGGTATTGCTGTTTGTAGTGTTGAGTAGTTTCATTTGAAGCCCCCGATTACCTTAACTGTATATAAGTGGTTATCGCATAGATCGGCAAATGACGTGCTATTCAATACCACGTGAATATCGCCGCCGTCATTATCCATTCCCTTGAAATGCGCGTCCCAGTTGCCCGCATCGCGCCTTCTTACTTCAACAACGGTTGTCGGGATAGTGTTATTGGTAAAGCGTTCTTTAGTTGTGTTTTCCATTTTTTTTAGTCCTACCGGTTAGTTGGTATGCGAGTATATAAGATAATATTTATAAAAGTAAAGCAAAAAAAACCCGCTAAATAATAGCGGGCTAATGGATTGCGGTTTTTTGAGAGGTTACGCGGCAACCTTATCTAATAACGCACCGGCTTTGCGTTCGATCATCACCCGCTGATCTTGGTGCGGAATATCCCTAGAAATTGCGGTGATGGCTTGCGCGGCATCCCAGACACTGGCAACCGGCTTGCCCTCTTCAACAATATGGCGCGCCATGGCGGCTTTCGCCATCCTGCCCGATAGTCCGGCGCGCTTTGTAAGAAAATCCAAACGGTCATCATCATCCCGAGCAATTTTTGCAGACTGCGCGGCTTGGACTCCTGCCAACAAATTACCGGTGCCACCTGTGGCGAATGAGCGCAATGCTGGACGTATCTCATTAGCAAAACGATCAGGGGCATACTTTGAATGCCGAACCTTAATTTCTTGGAAGTTCTCAACACCCCAAAGGTTGCGGTTCATACAAACCCCGCGCAGATAGAACGCGGCTAGTCCGGCGGTTTTGCTTCCGACTTCAGAATTCCAGACATAGAACCCGCGGAACATCAGATCATCCGAGCCATCAGGTAGTTTGCCAATACTTATAGGGTTGCGGTCATCCACTTGGAAAACAAATATATCCCGATCAGAACCCCAGATAGTGCTACTGGTGATCGCTTCTGGATCATAAGTAGACATCCCGCCGCCGAACCCGGTAATAGACCCGGGAGTTTTATATCCGTATTCATCGCAGAGAATCTTAACGGGTGCCAGAATCTCGTGATCATAAATGCGGCCATAGTCTGCACCAGTAGCGGCGCGCAACTCACCGCCATAGCTTTGAGAGTTGCCATAGGTCTTGATAGTCTCGCGGCCTCGGTTATGTTTTAGCCCCCACATAAGATTATCCGCGGCTAACGGGGCGGGCAAGTCTTTAAGGTATCCGGCAGGGGCACCGGCCAACTGGGACAACTGACCAAAAGACCAGTTAGTTGGAGCGGCTTCAATAACATCGCCTGTTTTGGGGCAGTCATATTGAACGAATACATCGCCCATGCTGGGGTTGTCCTCATCAATTGTGCCGACAATGTCGATCTTATGGGTATCTATCACCCTGCTAGTCATCAGGGATGCGTCCGCTTTTTTGAAATTTATCAGATCGTCGATTGTGTCGAACGTCTCATCCGCTGGGCGGCTGTACGCATTGCTGGCAACTTTGTTGCCTTCACTTGAAATGCCATGCTTTGCTGCGCTTGTTTGATAAGTAGTCATAATATTTGCCTATATAGTTAGTTTGTTTCCGGCATTAAAAAGCCGGTATGGGAATACTCTCATACCGGCTTCGGACTTGTCAACTTAATTTTTAAAAAAGTTAATGTTTATTTTCGCCTCCTTTGAGGGGCTCGCTTTCGCTTGGGTTTACTCCGCGGCGGTCGATCCATCTCATCCACTGCATCCTTGCCATAAATTAACTCAGCTATCCACTTTATTAAAAACAATATTATTCTCCACTTTCAGTTAGTTGCGCCGCCAGTGTATAAGAATGTATAGGAGTATGTCAACTGTTAGGGCAGATTATCTGAAACACCACTGACCAATTAAAAGGCTGGTGCTGGTGAAGTAAGGGCTTGGTCTTGAGCCCATCAGTCTTAACGTCGATAGCCTGATCGCCCGAGTACAGATACAACTCTGACCTCGATAGGCTGTCCTTTTGTTTTTTAACCAGAATGTAACTGGGCGTGTGCTGGTGCCGCGTTAACCAAGAGACTTGATGCGGCCTGAGACTGACCGCATTGGCATTAACAAATTTAAGTTCCACCATGCAAAACCTGCCGCGCTCATCAGCGATCAGGATGTCGGGTACTCCCGCTACCGCGGTGGACTCGATTCTAGTGAATAGAAGTTTCCTCGTCGAAGTCTTCAGAGCCGTCTTCATCTGCTGATAGAATGCGCTCTCGCGCTTTGTCCCTGTTATCGGCATTGTCGTTTTCCTCTGGAGTAATGTTAATCGTAACGGGGGCGTATGTTTCTTTGAGATCGTTAAGTGCCTTCACAACCTCATCCTTACTCATACTATCTATTGATCCCGTTCTGATCTCAGATTTGCTGACATAGATATCACCATGCGCCTGACCCCTGCGAAACTCAGCCTGTACAGCGGCAGAGTATGCCCCGTTCTGTAAAGCGGCATCCCGAATATCTTTTAAGTCTCTAAGGTGACGTTCAAAGGTGACCCCGTACTTAGCATCTAGTTCCTGCCTAAAACCTTTAATGGCGGAAACAACGTGAGGGCTGATATGAGGGTTAGTTAACTCATATGCTCGGGTATGTGCAGACCCCGCGGGGTAACCTGCATTGATCGCGGCTTCTCTCAAAGTGATCATGCCGTCATTAGTGACCAGTTCCTTCACAAACAGTTCCTGCCGCCGAGTGAGGGTCTGCTGGGTAGAGGCCTTGGGACGGCCTACCCTTTTCTTTTTAACAACAGGTGCAGACTTAGGTAGTGGTTTCTTTGCCATAGGGTGATTCCATAGTTAATCAGAGTGACTTACAGTGATTTTAGTCTCTACCTATATAGAAGACAAATACTTTTTAAAACAAAAGATTTTTGAGCCCTTTAACGCATTTGCTGGGTTTGCACGTAAGTGGTTACATTTTTAAAAGACCGGTTACATATTTGAAAAAGTTTATGTAACCACTTAACTTATTGATTCTTATAACAAAAAAAGCAAAGTTACACCGGTTACACCGGTTACGGGTATTATTTTCTTTTTTTATTTTTTTTATTTTTTGGCTCTATATACTGTATTCGGCGTAACTTTGTAACCGCCCATAAAAAAGCCCCCATTCTAGGGGGCTGTGAGCCGTGAGCCGCGTTACACCGACATTGATCTGGGTTACACGGAGTTAGCAGCGAAGTACATTGACAGTGCTAGAAGTGATCCGAGCCACCCCATGGTTAGGATGGTTAATGCCAGATCGACTCTATCGCGTTGAGCCGTGGTGCGTTGGTATCGTTTCTCGGCTAGGTATTCTGCGGCGGCGTACTGTGCTTCGGCGTGAGTGGTTATTTTATTCATACTCTTTCTCCTAGTCTGGGTCATGCTTGACAATGAGTTGCTCTAGTTTCTCGGAGCTTTCTTCGAGAGCTTCGCGTATAGCTCGGGCTTCCTTGACGAGGTCGCTGTCGTTCTCTTTTAGGGCTTGTAGCGTAAAAAAGAAATCAGACAGCACGGGTTCGAGGTCTTCATGGATTCCTTGCAGATACTTCAGCACTTGTAACTTTTTCATAATGATTTCCTAAGTTAGTTATATTTTTAAAGAACGTGCCATTCTGTGATGGCAACGCCATTATAACATAGGTATGGGAGTTTGTCAACCCCGGTCTAAAGTCGGAAAGCCATCAGGGTGCCCGCGTCTTGGGGCTGGAGGTAGAATCCGTGCTTCTCTACAAGGGCTTCTAGGTCGGGGTGATAGGAATCATCCTCCCA